ATTTATAAGCTCAAAACTATAATTAGATTTTCTGATTTGGTCATTAAAATCAATTGCTTGAACTTTAGATAAATCAAAATTAATGGGCATTAATAAAAAATTAATACCTGGGGTGTAATTACCAAATCCAAAAGCATCTAATAAGCCCTGTACATCTGTACCTGTACCTGCATACGGATCAAAATATCTAACAATAGCAGGAGGAGCTTCGTAATATATTTTTTTGATTTCTAAATCACCACTTTCTATACCCGAAGAAGAAGCAAAATTATTTAGGTCATATACTTGCTGGTTTTGTTTTAGATCAATACTTCCACTTTTATAATCTACATTTCCCCCAACTCCCGCTTCTGATCCATAAGATTCAGCAATTCTAATTTCTGCCCCTAAATTAGGTTGAGTTAGTCTATAATTTAAATTTGATCCTGTGGTTGATCCCTCTAATGAGAGATAGTTTTCACTTGCTTTATACGCAAATACTTCATTACCATATGTAGTTACTGCCTCTTCAAAAGCTGTATAAAAATTAATATCTTGTAATTCTACATCAGCTAAAGGATATCCTAAACGACGAGCACAAAATACAGATACTTTATCTGCATCAGTTTGAAACTCTATATCATTATCATAAAACCCAAAAGGTGTTTCTCCTGGGAAGAATGAACTGGATCCGGGCCATATTGGGGTATTGGGCATGTTGTTATTTTATTATAAATATTAAATCTTTTTAGCCATCGCTTTAAAAGTATAACCTCCCCCATTTGTAACCTTTATTTCCACATTAGTAGAATTAAAATTGGCACTAAGTGAAGGTTTACTTGCATCATTTCCTACATCTTTAGTAGAAATGTCTGTAAAGTCTATTAAAGAATTATCTTGAGTTACGAAAAATTGACCAGTTCTACATCCTACTGTAGTATCTAATAAAACATAATCATAGATAGCACCATTAAAAGTGCCTACAGCAAAACTATCTACAAGAGTAGCTCCATTACTTCCTATAGATTTTTCAATAAATTGTATAGATAAAGAACTACTTATTAGTAAGGTAGTACCATCAAATGTAAGTTGTTCTTCAGCATTAGCTGAGGCACCATCTATATCTGTTAGTATTCTGTTATCTCCTGAATTGGTTACATTAATAACACCTGATGATCCTGAGGTACCTGATGAGCCTG